AATGCATTTAAGAAAGTTTATTACGACCCATCACTAGAACGTCAAACATCTATTTTTGTTCCAGCTGAAGATATGGTTGTACCTTACGGTGCTTCTAACCTAGAATCAGCAGAACGTATTACTCATGTAATGCGTAAGACAAAACAAGAACTACATAACTTACAAGAGATCGGATTCTATAGAGATATAGAGCTAGGAGATCCTGTCTATGATATAGACCAAGTTGAGAAGAAGATTGCAGAGAAGATGGGTTTCGATGCATCTAATGATGACAGATATAAAATTCTGGAGATGAATGTAAACATAGACTTAGAAGGATTTGAAGATAAAGATGGAGATAGAAAAACAGGAATAGCGCTACCTTACATTGTTACTATGGATAAGGGTACTAGCGAAATTTTATCAATTCGACGCAACTGGAACTCTGATGATTCAAAGAAACAAAAGCGTGAGCATTTTGTTCATTATGGTTACGTACCAGGATTCGGTTTTTATTGCCTTGGATTGATTCATCTAATCGGCTCATTTGCCAAATCAGGCACAATGTTGTTAAGACAATTAGTAGACGCAGGAACATTATCTAATCTCCCAGGTGGTTTTAAATCTAGAGGCTTGCGTATTAAAGGAGATGATACACCAATTGGACCAGCAGAGTTCAGAGATGTTGATGTACCATCAGGAACAATTAGAGATAATATCCTACCTCTCCCATACAAAGAGCCAAGTCAAGTTCTTTCGGCTTTAATGAATCAAATCATAGACGAAGGTAGACGCTTTGCTTCTGCTGCAGATATGAAAGTATCTGATATGTCAGCTAACTCTCCAGTAGGTTCTACACTTGCTATTTTAGAAAGAACACTGAAAGTAATGTCAGCAGTTAATGCTCGTATCTATTACTCAATGAAAAAAGAGTTAGGACTACTTAAAACTTTAATTAAAGATTACACAGACCCTAATTATGTATATGACCCTGCATCAGGAAGCCCTGGGGCTAAACAATCTGATTATGATAAAGTTAATCTTATTCCTGTAGCTGACCCTAACGCTGCAACAATGGCACAAAAGGTTGTTCAGTATCAAGCAGTTATGCAATTAGCTCAACAGAATCCAGACATCTACGACTTACCAGAACTAAACAAACAGATGCTAGATGTACTAGGAGTTAAGAACGCAGAGAAACTTATACCTAATAAAGAAGATATTAAGAGCGCTGCACCTGTAACAGAGAATATGAATATACTTAATGGTAAACCAGTCAAGGCATTTTTGGAACAAGACCATGAAGCACATATTGCAGTTCATATGTCATTTACTCAAGATCCACAGATACAAGCTATGGTAGGGCAAAGTACAAAAGCTGGGCTAATACAAGCTGCTATGGAAGCTCATGTTGCAGAACACATTGCTTTCCAATATAGAATAGAAATAGAGAAGAGACTAGGGGTACCACTACCTCCAGTTGAAGAACCTCTACCAAGAGATGTTGAGAATGAAGTAGCTAGACTAACAGCTGATGCTTCACAGAAAGTATTACAAGACAGCCAGCAGAAAGCTCAACAAGAAGAACAACAGAAACAAGCTGAAGATCCAATACTTCAAATGCAAAAACAAGAACTTGAGATTAAGCAACAAGAGTCTCAAGCCAAGAGCCAGAAGATGATGGCAGATGCTCAACTTGAGAAAGAGAAGTTTGAGTTTGAAAAACAGAAAGCTACAGTTGAAGTTCAAAGAGATGTGATGATGGAACAGGCTAGACTCAAATCACAAGAATCTATTGTAGGGGCTAAGATTGGAGCCGAAGCTGAACTTAAACAAAAAGATGCTACAGCCAAAGAAGTATTAGAAGGCGCAAAATTAGGTGCACAAGCAATCAACAAAGAAAAAGAAATTGCTATGCGCTTACAAGAATCTCAGATGCGTAATGAAGCCAATGCTCAAATGCAGAAGCTAAATAACACACCTAAGATAGATGAATCCAATAATGGAGAAAACAACTAACCGAAAGGAAAATTATGTCACAGACCGAAACGCTCATGCTTCTAGCAACCCAGGTAGAAGAGAGACGCAAAGTAGTATTAGATGATCTGGGTTTAGGGGTGAGAAGCCACGAAGCATATATATCAGCAGTAGGAGAAATGGCAGGATATATGCGTATACAACAATTAATATCAGAGATGCTTCAAGCAAGAAAGGCAGAAGATGAGGCATTTGAAAGTAGCCCTACTGATAGTATTGTTAAGAAAGGAGGCAAGTAATGACTATTGCAACTCCTGACAATCAAATAGTCTCCAGCTCTGGAGCACCTATTAAAACTAAAAACACAACTACCACTGACGGCAAAAAAGTAAGTGAAGATGAGGCTAAGGCAAAACTAGCAGCTCAACTTCCTGACGTTAAAGGATATCGAATATTATGTATGGTACCTGAAGCAGACGAAGCTTATGACAGTGGTTTGATTAAATCAGACAAGGTTAAGAGTATAGAAGAAAGTGCAACTGTATGTTTATTTGTTATGCAACTAGGTGACTTAGCTTACCAAGATAAAGACAGATTCCCATCAGGTGCGTGGTGTAAAGAAGGAGACTTCGTTATTACACGAGCTTACTCAGGAACTAGAATTAAAATTCACGGAAAAGAATTCCGCATTATTAACGACGACACGGTTGAAGCTGTAGTGGATGATCCACGTGGCTACGAACGCGCATAGGAGAGCAAAATGGCTAATATTATAAATGAAATACCTGATGAAGAAGAAATGATCGGGGAAGAACTAGAGGTAGATTTAGATGCTGCTAAGAAAGAAAGTGACGGGAAGAAGTCTACTGCAGATGTTGAAAGGGTAGAACAAGCGCCTAAACAAGAGGAGATAGACTTTGAGATCGAAGATGATACTCCACCTGAAGATAGAGGCAAAGAACCACTACCTGATGAAATTAAAAAAGAGGTAGAAGAAGATACACTCGAAGGTTACTCTGAACGTGTTAAACAACGTATGGCGCAATTGAAGAAGATGCATCATGACGAAAGACGTGAGAAAGAGAAAGCTGAAAGAGAAAGACAAGAGGCTGTTGCATATGCACAAAAAGTAGCAGACCAGAATAAAAAACTACAGACTACATTGAGTACAGGTGAGGAAGACTACATTAAAACTTTAGTTAGCGCTTCTGAATCTGATCTTAAAATTGCCAAGCGTGATTATAAAGAGGCATATGAATCTGGAGACACGGAGAAAATAGTAGAAGCACAGTCTGCTATGAACAACGCCCAGATGAAGCTAGCTCAAGCTAGTGGTATGAAACCTCAATATAATTCTGGACAAGAGCAAGAAATTAATATACAGTCTAATCAACAACATGTAAAACCAGAAGTTACTAAACCAGACGCAAAAGCGCAAGCATGGCAAGAAAAAAATACCTGGTTTGGCAAAGATGAAGAAATGACTTCATTAGCTTATGGTGTACATGAAAAATTAGTCAGGAGTGGGTTAAGTCCTACAAGTGACGAATACTATCGTCGTATAGATGAAACGATGCAAAAACGGTTCCCTGAAAACTTTGGGGAAGAATCGTTGGAATCGGATAAACCCGCCCAACGCAAAAAACCATCTAATGTGGTTGCACCGGCAACGCGAAGTACCGCGCCAAAAAAAGTACGACTAAGTAAGACTCAAGTAGCATTTGCGAAAAAGTTAAAACTTACACCGGAACAATACGCAAGAGAGATGATTAAATTGGAGAACGCAAATGGATAAGGTAAAAAGAAAAGCAAGAGAAACAGAAGTACGAGAAAGCGAAGTAAAACAATGGCAACCTGCCTCACTCCTACCGGAGTTTACAAAACAGGACGGTTGGGCATATCGCTGGATTAGAGTTTCTTTGATGAACGAACCTGATAACATGAACGTATCTTCAAAAATGCGTGAAGGCTGGGAACCGGTAAAGCATGCGGATCACCCAGAAGTCATTTTAAAAGCAGACCCCAACAGTAACTTTAAAGAAGGTATTGAGATTGGTGGTCTATTATTATGTAAAGCTCCTCAAGAGCTGATGGACCAAAGACAGGCTTACATGAACGAGAAAACAAGGCAACAAACGGATGCTGTAGATTCACAATATATGAATCAAAGTGATCCACGTATGCCTAAGTTCGCTGAAGGCAATGAAAATGGTCGTCGGTTTGGAAAGGGGAAATAAAAATTAGGAGAAACAATCATGGCTAAAACAGCTACACCTTACGGTCTTAAAGCCGTAAACCATGTAGGTGGTACACCCTATGCGGGGTCTACTCGCCTATTGCCAATTGCTTCTGGATATGCGTCGAATCTATTTAATGGACAAGTTGTTCAAATAGAAACAGACGGAACTATTGGATTAGTTGGCACTTTTGGTGACGGTGTTATTGGTGTTTTTGTAGGTTGTACTTACACAGACCCAAATACACAACAACTAACATTCAATAACATGTGGCCTACAGGCCTAGTCGCTGCTGATGCAAAAGCATACGTAATCGACGATCCAGATGTAGTATATATGGCACAAGCGGACGGCGCAGTAACTCAGGAAGACTTAGGTCAAAACACTGGTTTTGCTGCGGATCAAACAACATCAACAGGTGTTTTAATTAACGGTAACTCAACTTCAGCAGTATCAGCTACTACAGCTGTAACAGCAGCATTACCGTTCAGAATCGTTGACTTTGTTGATAGTCCTACTTCAACTGTGGGTGATGAATTTACTGATGTATTGGTTAAATTCAATGCAGGTATTCACTCATACAACAACCCTGATGGGGTTTAAATTAAGGAGATAAGAAATGGCTATTTCAAGAGCACAGCTCCTTAAGGAGCTATTACCGGGCCTTAACGCATTATTCGGTTTAGAATATGACCGTTATGGCGAAGAACATAAAGAGATTTACGAAACTGAATCTTCTGACCGTTCTTTTGAAGAAGAAACAAAACTGTCTGGC